GACAAGAGGGTAATGACGAACTACATGGATATTTTGATAGAAGACAGTTGGTACAAAAGATTCTTTTGAATAGTCTGTATGGTGTTTTGGGATTGACGGTGTTTAGATTTTATGATATTGATAATGCGGAAGGAACAACGACTACTGGTCAAAAGCTGATACAATTCACGGAAAAGATTGCTAATAGTTACTATAATAAAATACTAAAAACAGATAAGGACTATTGTATTTACACAGATACGGACTCGGTTTTCTACTCTGCTCTTCCACTTGTTCAAAACAGACATCCAAACGCTGATGTCAAGGATGACAAGTTTATGACAGAACAGATATTGGATATTGCAAGTGAGGTTCAAGATTACATCAACAAATCATACAATTATTTCAGTAGTAAATTCTTGAACATTCAAGGAGACCATAGATTTGACATTAAACAAGAGGTGATTGCTAAGTCTGCTTTTTGGGTTACTAAAAAACGATATGGTCAATGGATTATCAATGATGGTGGTACACCTTGTGAGAAACTTGATGTTAAAGGGTTGGATATTGTCAGAAGTTCATTCCCACCAGCATTTCGTGATTTCATGACAAAGGTATTGAAAGCCATACTTGCAAAAGTTCCAAAGGATAAGATAGACGAGTTTATTCTGAACTTCAAGAATAATCTACAAAACGAAGAGTTGGATAAGATTGCTCTTCCGACTGGCGTAAAGGGTATTAAAAAATATACAAAGAAACAAAACAAGAGTGGGTTTGGTGGTAAGTCTATATTCACGGAGATGGAAAAGGGTGCGCCAGTTCACACCAAAGCCTCAGTTATATACAATGACCTATTGAAACACTTCAAGGCTACCAACCACGAATCAATCTCAAACGGTAACAAGGTTCGTTGGGTTTACTTGAAAGAGAATCCCTTGAAGATTGATGGTATTGCTTATAAAGGATATGATGATCCTAAACAGATTATCGATTTCATCAATCAGTATGTGGATAGGGATAAATTATTTGATAAGGCATTGAACAAGAAGATACAGATGTTTTATGACGCTATGTCTTGGGATATGCCAGTAGATAAAAAAAGTTCAATTGAAAGGTTTTTTTGATTGACTTTTACATTAAAAAGTATTAAATTAAATCATAACATGGAGAAACTATGAATAAAATAACATTGGATACTTTTATCCAAAAATACAATCTTGGTGGGAATGTAAATTCTGTCAAATGGGTTTCAAGTGGTGACACCCTTTCGACTCGTTTTATTTCGCCAGATAAAAGTCTTTTGGGTGAGTTGACTTTATCAAAACAAAACTTACCTAACTTTGAGGTCGGTGTTTATGACACACCTTTGTTATCCAAGATGCTAGGCACGTTATCAGATAACATTGACCTTGAATTAATAAAATCACCAAGTGATGAGGAACAAGCTGTTGCTTTTCATCTTAGTGATTCGGTGATATCTGCTGATTATGTTTTGGCTGCTGTAGGTGTGATACCAGATGTTCCTGATTTAAAGAATGAACCCGAGTACAATACTTTGGTAAAGGTTGATAGTCAGTTCATAAATTCTTTTATCAAGGGTAAATCTGCTTTGTCGGATGTTGAAACTTTTGCTGTTAAACCATCGAAAAATGGTGTTGAGTTTGTTATTGGTTATTCCGATATGAATTCAAATCGTATCAGTATAAATGCTCAAAGTGGTGCAGTTAATTTAACTGATTCTGTTTCTTTTAACGCTAACTTGTTTAGTCAAGTGTTAAGTGCTAATAAAGAGTGTTCAAAGGCAGAACTACAAATTAGTGGTAATGGATTGGCATTTATTGAATTCAACGTTGATGATTTCAATGTTAAGTATTGGTTAGTCTCACAACAGGCGTCCTAATATGAGTTCACATGGATTATGGGTTGAACGTTACCGACCACAAGACCTATCGACTTATGTCGGTAACGAACACCTTAAAAACAAAGTAGAGAGGTTTTTACAAGATGGAAATGTTCCACATCTATTACTTTATGGCAGAGCTGGCGGTGGAAAGACCACACTTGCTAAAATTATTGTTAATTCTATTGAGTGTGATTATCTTTACATTAATGCTTCGGATGAGAGAAACATTGACTTAGTAAGAGATAAACTCAAGACATTTGCTTCTTCTATTGGATTCAAACCAATGAAGGTTGTGATATTGGATGAGGCTGATTACTTGAATGTAAACTCTGCTCAACCAGCATTGAGAAATCTAATGGAAACCTTTTCTGCTCATTGTCGATTTATCTTGACTTGTAATTATGTCGAAAAGATTATCGATCCTATACAGAGTCGTTGTCAGACATATAAGATAATTCCACCGAGTAAGAAAGAGGTTGCTCTTCATGCTAAAACTATCCTTGAGAAAGAAAACATATCTTTTGACTTGGATGATTTGGCATTGGTCGTAACTGCTGGATATCCTGACTTACGGAAGGTCATTAATGATTTACAAAGACAGGCAATTGATGGTAAGTTAAAGATTGATAAAGATGGAATGTTACACAATGAGTTCAAACTTCAGTTTTTAGAAATGATCCAGAACAATACGGATATCAGAACAATCCGTAAGTTGATTGCTGATAGTGGGTTTAGTGATTATACCGAGTTATTTAGATTTCTATATGATGAGGTTGAAAACATAACAGGTGACAAGATACCCGATGTTATCGCTGAGATATCAAAGGGTGCTTATCAAGATGTATTGGTGGTGGATAAGGAAATCAACTTTATTGCTACCGTATCGAACATATTGAGGAAACTATCATGAATATGAGACCACAAAAACCAATACCAAAACCAAAGAAACAAGTTCAAGTTGATTTGAAAAATGCTGAAACGATGAAGTGTGCTAAATGTGACAATTCAATATTCATACAAGGATATGTAATAAAGAGAATTTCTGCGATTGTATCACCAACTGGTCAAGAGGTTATCGCACCAGTTCAAGTGTTTAATTGTGGAAGTTGTGGTGAGTTACTTCCTATGGGTGGTGAGTTAGATGAACTTATTTAAATGGATTGACGAACTTTTTGTCGGTAAACGAGATTGGAATACTTTCTCCGATGCCGACAAAAAGAAGTTTAGCCCTTTTATGGTCAATAGGTATTTAAGCATGAAAGAGGACTTTTTACCATTTGTAAATCACTTTCAAAAGTACACAATAGAGGTAATGCCACAAAAAGCTGTATATCAGTTTTATTGTAATTTACTACCAAAGAAGAAAACTTTTTTAAGGTATTTGAGTGGTAAGAAGGAAAAAACTAACGATGCTGTTGTTCCTTTTATTATGAAATACTTTGAAGTAAGTAAATCACAAGCATCAGAATACTATACATTGATGTCCAAAGAAGACCTGATTTCATTGGTTAAGAAATTTGGAAAATCCGATAAGGAAATAAAAAAGATGAAAATTAGATGAGTAAGTTATTTTGGGCTTTTGCGTTTTCTGTTGTGGGAAACTTCATCGCTTGGTTTCACATGCAAGCTCAGTTCAAATGGGAGTGGGCTAGAAATTGGTATTGGATAATACTCGGTGGTATTCCGATTAGTGTTTTGTTTTATTGGAGCACCCGTTGGTTTTATGAATACTTTGGTAAATACTGGTATGTAAGACCTGTTGGATTCGGATTATCTACATTGATGTTCGGTATTTTGACTTGGTTGGTTTTGAATGAACTACCCGATACAAGAACAATAATATGCTTGTTTTTATCAGTTATTATTATTATATTACAATTATCACATTTTATTAAAATATAGAGAGGTTACATGAGTAAAAATACAAACGATGTTGTTACATTAATGGAAAAGGAATGGCCAGTAATGACAGCAGAATTTAGAAAGTTACAAAGGGAACAATATGAGTTGTTTCTTCATAAACAACATGATTACGGTCCAGGTAATATTTCTGTTGGAACACAATTGAAGAATCAAGAGGAAATTAAATTATCTCTTACAGGTCTTTGGTTCAGAATGAATGATAAATTACAAAGGGTAAAGACCTTGTTGATGACAGGCAGAGATTCTGCCGTAAAGGATGAGCCATTGGAAGATGCTTATTTAGATGTCAGTAATTATGGAATCATGGCTACAATCGTTGGTCGTGGAAAGTGGGGCAAATAGTGAATACACATTGGGGAACTAAAAAAGAAAAGACACCAAGAAAAGCTGGTGGTGAGGCTGTAGAAAAACACATATCGGTACAAGATAACAGAATATACTTTTACTCTGGCGTCAATAGAAACTCTTGTGTCGAGTTGAACAAAAAGATTGGTGAATTAGAAAGTAAAAGCTTGACTTTATCAAAAACTCTTGGTATATTACCACCGTCAATAAAGGTGTTTATTAATTCAGGTGGTGGCACTATCGTTAGTGGTATTGCTTCTATGGATACGATGTTGAGATGTAAGGTGCCGATTGAAACCTATGTTGATGGTTTTTCTGCTAGTGCTGCTACATTCTTAACTGTCGTTGGTGAGAAGAGATACATGAGTAGAAATTCATATATGTTGATTCATCAGTTAAGTAGCAACTTTTGGGGAACATATGCTAACTTTGATGATGAAAAGAAAAACTTAGACCTTATGATGAAAACAATAAAGGACATTTATAAAAAATACACTAAACTACCTATGAAGAAATTAGATGAAATATTAAAACACGACCTGATGTGGGATGCTAAAACTTGTTTGGAGTATGGGTTAATTGACGAAATATTATAATGGGACACGTATCACACTCACAATTTGTTTCTTATAACGAATGTAATCTAAAGTGGAAACTTAGATACATTGATAAATTAGGAACATTCACAGGCAATATACACACTTTGTTTGGAACTGCTATGCACACTACACTTCAGACTTATCTAACAGAAATGTACGGTAAGTCTATTGTGGCAGCTGAATCGCTAGATTTAAATAATATGTTGAAAACTGAAATGATGAACGAGTTTAAAAAGATAAAAAACAATCAAGAAACATTACCATGTACTCAAGATGAAATGATTGAGTTTTATCAAGATGGAATGGCTATAATAGAACATTTTAGAAAACATCGTGGTAAATACTTTATGAAGAAGAACTATGAGTTGGTTGGTATTGAATTGCCTATCTTTATGAATCTTCAAGAAAATGTACAATTGAAAAGTTACCTTGATGTTGTGATACGAAACAAAATATCAGGCAAAATCACTATCATTGATTTGAAAACATCAACTAGAAGTTGGACGGATTTTCAAAAGAAAGACTTTTATAAAAAATCACAACTATTGCTTTACAAACAATTTTATTCAGAAAAATTCAACATACCATTGGATAAGATAACTGTAGAATTTTTAATACTGAAAAGAAAAATTGCTAAGAAAAGTGACTTTCCTATTAGCAGACTTCAAAGGTTTGAGCCATCTAATGGAAAACCAAGTATTAATAAAACAGTAAAGGCTTTCACGGAATTTCGTGAGGCTATTTTTGATGAAAAGGGAAATCATAGAACTGATAGGAATTATCCAGCTAAACCTGGTAAAGCTTGTAAATTCTGTGAGTTTTATGAAACGGAGCATTGTAAATGGGGAAAGATACTTTAAGAGTAGGAATTGTCGGTAGTCGTAAGTACGAGAACCGAAGAAAAATAAAAGAATTTATCTTTAAGTTAAAGAATGAGAAAGGAACTGATACAATAGTAGTAAGTGGTGGTTGTAAATCAGGTGCCGATAGATATGCTAAAAAGTATGCCTTAGAGTTAGGATTACAGTATCAAGAGTTTCCACCGTTTCACGATAATTGGAATATCTATTGTCCTAAAGATCAAAAAGATTATGGCAGACCTTATAGTGTGAAAAACTTTTATGCTAGAAATAAAATAATAGCAGCTTATTCAAAATATGTAGTTGCATTCATACCAAGAGGTGTGGAATCAAAGGGTTCTATGTCTACGATTAATTATGCTAAAAAATTTGGAAAAAAAACACTCGTTATTAATTAAATATATATATTTATATATATATGAAGAATACACAAATAAAACTAACATCGGTAAAGGTTATTCAAAATCTTTACGAATCTTTTAAAAGTAAAACTGTAAATTCATCTATGAACTTACAAAAGCTGGTGAATAGGTCTATACATCAATACATAAGTGATAGCGATATTCGAGAGAATATTGAAACTTACGACAAACTCTATGTGAGTGGAAGTCAGTTTTAAATAAATTAAATAAAGGTTATTATGAGTAAGAAGAAAAAAATACTATTACTATCCGATGATATTAGAATGCATAGTGGGGTTGCCACGGTATCAAAGGACATAGTTTTTGGAACTTTGAAAGAATACGATTGGGTTCAAATATCAGGCGCTATAAAACATCCTGAAAAGGGAAAGATAGTTGATATGTCCAAAGGTCTTGAGGAGTTTGGAATTAAGGATGGTTATTTAAAATTATATCCTGTTGATGGTTATGGTGATCCTGATGTTTTAAGGGAAGTATTGGCACTTGAAAAACCCGATGCCATACTTCACTATACAGATCCTCGTTTTTGGATTTGGTTTTATCACATGGAAGCAGAAATCAGACAGACCATGCCTATATTCTATTATAACATTTGGGACGATTTGCCAGATCCACAATACAATACTAACTATTATCGTAGTAGTGATTTATTGATGTCGATATCAAAACAAACTTATGGAATTAACAAAAGATTATTAAAACCTTTTGGTTATGAGGATTGGCAAACTACCTTTGTTCCACATGGAATATCATCAAGACGTTTTAATAAAGTTAAAGATGATGATGTAAAACTAATGGAATTTGAGGATAAACACGGACTATCAGATAAAAAATATAAGATACTGTACAGTAATAGAAATATTAGAAGAAAACAACCAGGTGATGTGCTTTTAGCATACAAATATTTCATGGATGGACTAACACCAGAACAACAAAAAGAATGTGTTTTAGTTTTTCATACTCAACCTTGTGATGACAACGGAACTGATTTGCCACGAGTTCATCAGCATTTATGTCCTGAGTATGATGTTTGTTTCACCTATGAAAAGGGTGGAGCATTTAACGATGAGTCTATGAACCTATTGTTTAACTCCG